GCTGTTCTACCTCTGATACTTGTGTAACGACCTCCTTCTCCTTGGCTATCCACAACTTTTGCTCTTTTATCGCTGCCTCCCTTCCCTTTTTACATATTCTCTCTGCAAGTGTCCGTGTGTCTCTGCAAACTATTCTTGCTTCATGGACCTTCTTATATCCCTCCACATCATCAATGCCGTTGATCTTTAATGGAAGGTACTGTTTTTTCAAATTAGCAATAACCGCTTCGGTTACATTCTCCTTTGCCAATTCTGTTGTAATGGTGTTCTCTGCTTTGTCTGTCATAGTAAATTCCTTTCTTTTAAATAATTTTAGTAGGGGAACGATCTGATATTAATCTCATCTGATTTATCTTTAAATTGGTCGTAACCAAAATAAAGGGTATTACAACTGATAATAACATTGTCTTCATCAGAGTTTAATACCTCTTGCATTTCTGATTTTTTAAAGTCAATGGTAATTGTTAACGGCAAGTCACCATAAGCATCTTGCATCTCTTGTAATGTTTTTATAACCTCTGAAACTTTTTTCATCACTCTTATTATTTAATTTAAGTTAATTTGTTTTCCTTTATTCCATGCCTTATTATCGCCTTCTTTTTTAACAATAATCTTTGACGAATCTATTTTTGAGAACTTATCCTCATCATGCTCATGTTCAAATACATTTCCTAAATCTCTCTTATCAACTAAATCACCGCAAATATTACATATAAAGAAATGTTCTCTGTTTTTGTCAAAGTCAATTAACCATTTAGCAGCATCAGAATTTGGGCAATGCTTAATAATTGCATCACATAAATCGCAAATAGCATCTTCGATATCCATATTCTGACCTCTGACAATCCAGTCTTTACGCAATGTCATATCTGCCATTTCTTTCTTGCATTTTTCGCTTGATGTAATTGTCAAACATTGTTTTCTGCTCATTAATGATTCGTCTTTCCATAACCGGGGAAATGAATTATCCTGGATTGACCATTCAAATCCTCCATCCCATCTCCATTCAATGCGACAATTTATTTCGCTTTCGTAAATCTTTTTGAAAATTGTTTTAAATAACATGTTTATATAGATTAAAGTACTGTTAAAGTTATTTCTGTTCTTGGTGAGTCCGAATACACCTTCTCTGATATTATCCTGCATATAAGGCTGTCATCTCTGTAAAACACCTTATTCAAAGAATCCTGTACGAATTTTTGTAAATTATCAATGTCCGGCCTTCCCGTATGATACTCCGGTGCTGAGTCTTTTAAGCACTGTGCCCTTTTTCCGCTTCCGTAATGGCTCTTAGGACGGTGCATAGCAAATGTCAATTCAAGTAAGATAGCCGTGGAAATAGGCTCTTTAGGTGCTTGTGATTGAAGTATGGATACAAACGACTCCTTCTTATCCTTAGATGGGTCATATGTGCCTGTAAATTTTCCACGACTAAAATGTCTGTGTCGTGCCTGTGCTGAAGGTTCACCTAGTACTATAAGTTTTATCTGATTCATTCTTTTTCAAATTGCTTTCCTAAAATCCTTAACTGCGTGGGGAGGTACGTCTCCACCTGTCCTGTCTTGTAGTTCTCGCAAATAGCGACCGTAAAATTAACGGCTGCGAGTCTATTGTCATCAACGTACATCAGCTTGTATTCCATCGCCCACTGTAGCAACCAAGCCTTCTCTCTTATAAACAGCGGTTCTCCTTCTTCTCCCGTGTCGTCCTTCTCTGTGGTGACTTCAACCAATATTCGCATCTTATTAATCTTTAAAATTAAGGTTTGCAAACTCACCTCGAAATTCTTTTGCTTTTGCATCATGGGCTCTTGCAGCATCTTCACTTGAATTAAATCTTCCCAAATGACGATTTTTGCCATTATGCCATATTTGTGCAGTATATGCACCATTTAAAAAATAAACTCCTTTATACCCTGATAAACTTCGTGATTTTTGATTAAAGGAGTTTTGTTGTGATGTACATATTCTTAAATTATGCTTTTGATTGTTTAATCCATTATGGTCTTTATGATCAATTACTTTTCCTTTTGGAGGATACATAAGAAGTCTATGCATTGCCAAATTTCTATACTTTTCGTGATCCCATCTGCAAGCATAATAAATACCATTTGTTGTTTCCGTATGCCATTTAAATTGTTTTAAATATTCGTAATCTTCATCGTCAACTTGTACAAATTTGCCTTGGGTAAGTGGTATTAGTTTCATGATAGTAAAATAAGGAGTCCCCTCGGCAAAAGGCTTATCAGTTACAACACAAGAGGAGGTAATTGCAATTGCTTCGGGGACGTTAATATTTTCTTTTGTAGTCATGTTATAACTAATAAGCACTACAAATATACAAAATGTTTTTAACATAGCAATTAAATAGTTATTTCGTATTCAATCTCTAAATCTTCTACAACACGTTTTAAGGCATGATAGAGCCTCGTATCAATTAGCTTGGCCTGTAATATATCATGAAGCATTTCGCTCCCGGGTAGCGGATTAGACACGTTCTTAGCACCTATATTATTAAGATGACGTGCCTTTTCAATAGTCTCGGCAATGAACTGAATATTCTTAGCCTTTTCTTCCGGTGTCAGTATCTCTATCGTTTCCTTTTTTTTCATTGTCTTCTTTGTATTTCCAAATGTGTCCTCTGCTTGTAGTTTCTCCGGTTCTCAGTGATTTGTAAATTGTTCCTCTGGCATATTTTTTCTTTCTTGCTGCAATCTGTATATTGTGAAATTCCTCCATAAACTTCCCTTCTTTTGTTAACTGCTGCACGGGAATACTCCTCTTATCTGCTAAATCTTTATTCCTATTCTCCCATCCAACTGTATATACTGCGTTTAAAAGCACCCTCATCTCTCCTGACCTTATCTCTTGCATCTCATCCCGAGTAATAAGACCCGCTTGCTTCATGTCCCTCAATGCCTTATTAATCGCAACATCCTGATCCATAAGTTAACTTTAATAACATTCCAAATCTATTTTTTTAAATTCTTCAATAAGCTGATCTTCAAGTGGTTTTTCACGTATTCGATTGCTAAATGTGCGATTCTTAGCTCCTTTCCTTTCAGACCACGTAACTGATCCTAGTTTTCCAAAATCAACCATTTCTGCTCCTTTCAATGTTAACTCTTTTACAAATTGATTTTTTATTCCAGTCCGTTCATCATCAATAATATTCTTTAATCCATTTAACACTTTATCCGCTTTTGCCAAATCATACAGACGCATTGTACCTTCAATCAGTTCCCTTTCCTTTAAGAAACGCTCGCTGAGAAATAAATTATAAGCCTCGCTATGATCGGGTTCAGGTTCGTATCGCTGGATTTCTGCTTCCCACTTCTCTATCTCCATCATATTACCGGACTTCTCTGCAATGAGTTTATTTGCCTGTGCTTCTTTCCCCGGTAAAATACGATTGTACCAAAATCCCTTTGTTATCTCAATGATGCGCTGACATAAAGCCTCGTCTCTGGCAATCTTCTCCACAATAAATTCATTTCCATCCTTTAAGATGGCCAATTCTGCATAGTCACATTCAAGAATTATCATGTAGACGTGAACCTGTATCAGGTATGAGATGGGGATGCCGGACTCCCACATCTGCGCTGACCAGTAACTCAACGTCTTCACCTCCAAAACTGCTTCTGTCTTTAATGCTTCTCCGGTTAATAGATTAACGCCACCCGATACGTTCTGCACCCTGTCAAGTGAGGCAAATAGCCAAGGGTAGTCAGGATTAACTACATAACCATTTATGTTTCGGCACTTACGAATAATTTTTCCATTTTTGTAGTTGTCAATCCAACCAAATTCTCCGCCATCATAATATTCCCATAACTCAGCTATCTTATCCTCCATATACCTTCCAAAGAACATCTTTGAGTTGTCTATTTGTAATTGTTCGATAGCCCCTATTTTTTCATAATAGGTGCGAGTCACAGTACTATATTTATTAAGTCCGAGCACTGTGCTTGTCTCTGAGCCTCCTATCCCTGATTCACGGAATTTAAACCATGCAGGAGAGTGTAATGGCACTCTTGTAATTTGTAGTTTTGAGTTCATATTATAAATATTTCCATGATTTTCTAATGGCGATGCAATGGACGTTAGATTGAGTTACTCCAAAACTTCTTGCAATTTGAGATTGATTACACCCCTTTACTTTAACTAATTCCCTTATTTGGAGTACGTCCGCCTCTGTTAATTTGTGCATCCATTGGTCTTCTCCATTGGGAGCATTTCTCATTCCCATTCTTATTCCATGAATAATGTTATACTGACAAGTACACCATTCAAGATTCCAATCATTATTATTAGTTTTATCACAATCCTCGTGATTAACTTGTGGAAGATTTAATGGATTTGGAATAAATGCCTCTGCTACTAATCTATGTACTGGAAATTTTCGATACTCTTTCCTTTCATTATTGAATAACGCAACCCGTAAATAACCATTATCAGCCATAAATGGCTTCATTATCTGAGCAGTCTTTCGATTATAACTCATAACAATTCCATTCCGACTAACCGTGTAATCGAGGAATCCTGGTACTCGTTTTGTTTCCATGATATTAAATAAAGAAGCCTCCGCAGAAAGAGGGCTATCACTCAACTCTTTTTGGGAGGTAAATGCACTTTCATTGGAGACTGATTTGTAATTTTTTTGCATGTGAATTGAGTAATAGCCACAACAAATGTATGCAATAGAAATTAGAATTACAAATATTCTTTTTATTATTAGATCACTTCTCATGGTTTTTTATTTAACTGATTAAGAAAATCTGCAATGTCATTAAGACATCCTGCCGAATAAACTGCCTGTACAAGAGGAAAATAACAGTACTGCCTCCACGTGCTATGCCACTTTACTTCGCCAAGTGGAGTTCCAAATTTTTTATTACAACAATTCCAGTTAGTTGTCTTGCCAGGATTCTCCTTTTGATCAAAGATTAAGTATTGATATTCTGTTTTCATAAGTTCATAGCTTGTGGAGGCTTCGTACCTTCCAGATTTAACGGTTGTAATTCCTTATAAATCTCCGAAAAGATTTCATTCAGAAAATCTGCCTGCATGGACATCATCTCTGTTTCCTGCTTCCCCTCGTTACTGATGTCATTATACCACCGATCATACCATTTTGAGAGGTTATTAGTGAGGTTCTCATGCTGTTGAGCAATTGCCATGCCCTGTGCATAGACCTCCTTGTAATAGTCAAGCCAAGCTTTATAATTGTCCAATTTTTTCTGCCCTGTTTGCTTCTGTGTATCATTATCCCACTTATAATTGGGGTCTGCCATGATCTTTAAAGCATCGGCTACTCTCTTTACCTGTGGTTGCAGTACCTTTGCATTGAAGCTGTCAAGGCACCTACTAAAGGCATAATTGTTTACGTTACTCATATCTCCTGAATAAATATTAGTTTATACTCATACGTGAAGTAGTAGTCCTTGCCCTCAATGACAATGACTGATGATCCCTTCCTCGAGAACTTGACCCTCATGCCTATTCTGGCGTTCTTACACGCATCCCCTACATCTATTAACTCTCCCCATTGCGGAAGCATCTCTTGTGATGTCTCGGGTACTAACGTGCCTCCCTTGGTTCTCTCCGGGAGATTATCTGGCTTTATTAATACTGCTCGTCCTTGTGCTTTCATATAATTGTAGTTATTAAGAATTTATGATTTCAAATTTTTTCAAATAAGGGATATCATTAGTCTCTACAAATTTATCACGTGTTGCAATTGCAGAACTAATTTGTGTAAAACTACCTAATCTATTAACCTTATACTGCCGTGTAATAACAACATTAAATCTATTTCTGACTTTATATATTCCCCAATTATAAGGTAATTTAGTTCTAGTGCTATCCTGTTTTGTATATTCACAATCAACTATCCTACTTCCTAATAAGAATTTTCGATTAATCCATATAAGAACTTTAAGAGTTTTTTCTTTTGTATTAAGAGGATCTTTATTCAAAAAGTAATACGGAATACCTTCTTGTTTGTCCGTTATTAAATGAAATTTTTTATGCAATCTTCTATTGATTATAAACAGAGAATCTATAAAATCATAATTCCAGTGATGCAGTTCTTCTTCTTTTAAAACTAAATCGCCTAGCCTATCTCTTATCTGTTGATGCCGCCAAATTACATCCCTTTTTTTATTTTTATACTGAAGCCTTTTATATTTGTCACGCCCCCTCTTTCTTTCCTTTTCTACATACTCTATGTCTTTAATTTTTTTCAAATAATTATCTTGCACATCCTTTTTTGCGCATTCTATACATTTGTTAAGATGACCATCTGTCATCATTGGATGTTTATAAAACTTTTCCAATTCTTTATTTTTTCCACATTTAAAGCACTTTTTCATAATTATTTTTTTCCAAATATATTAAAATGGAAGTTAATATGCAAATTAAAAAGGAAGATCGCCCCCTATTTGGTCTTTGCCGTCGTTAAAAACATCATCATCGTCATCCTGAACTTTGGGATTCAGCTTGTTCGGATTGTCTTCGACTTTCGGTTTCTCATTCTTTTCATTGAAAACCGTAAACCGTCCTCCTCTGTATGAATCCATCGTTAACTTTATCCGGTTCATATTCCCCTCCTCCTCAAAACGTATTTTTTCAGTTCTCACTATGGTAGGTGCATCAGAATCAACATAATATTTATCGTCATCATCCATATCCTCGGTAATATCTTCCCTCTTTTTCTTTTTGTTCATATTCCGGTGAAGTAATATCCCAATGTCCGGTTTCTCCTTCCATGCACTTGTGCCTTTAATATCATAAAGAGAAGGCATCCGGTAATTAATCCCCTGCTTCTCTATTTTTGTTGTATGTGCTATAATAATTCCGTGTAAGTCATAGTAATCATTAAAATCGACCAAGTGATCAAGTTGCTGACTGATATATTGTGTCTCCGTCATATTCCTAGGCTGCTCGTGTTCAATCTTATTCCACGCATCAATGACATAACCAAAGATATTCTCTGTTTTTTTAAGATATACCAGATATTGACAGAGCGAATCCATAGTATTCACTTTATCTGCCTTAATTTTCCCATTAAATGTGTCAAAATTGCGTCTATCCGGAGATATTATAAAGAAATGCCTTTCAAGCCATCTTAAAGTTTTATTTCTGAGCTCAGGAGTCATAGAGTTCTTCCATCCCTCCTTGAAAAATTGCCCTGTACACACCTGAGCCATCTTAGCATACTCTCTTGCAACGGGTCTGTTCTCAGGAGAGAACCATCCATATTTAAGATTAAGGTCTGCATTGTGCTTTATAACACTTATCTCATGCCACCTAATATAAGTTGATTTTCCTACGCTCGGCATTCCACCAATTACTTGTAACCTTTTTGACTTCTCTGTATATAAATCATCTAATGCAGGGACACCACATTTATATCCCGGTAGAAATCCTTCCTGTGCAAGTATCCTCAAATCTTCCCTTACATCGCCCAATTTAATAATCCCTGCAATCGGAAACGATGACAGATTCTTATAGCACTCATCGACCCCTGCTTTTCCTAGTGCCGGAAGTAATGTGTCTCCCTTAGTATTGCCCATTAACACGTCATTTACGTCCTTATAACCGATTGGATATTGG